ACTGAGGCCTACTTCTGCCCTGCTGACGTTCTGCTCTACGGAGGGCAGGGTGGGGGCGGCAAGTCGGACCTCGGGCTTGGCCTCGCCTTCACGGCGCACAAACGCTCGCTGATCATGCGGCGCAAGTATGCCAACCTGTCGGCCTTGACTGAGCGCGCGATAGCGATCAATGGCTCGCGCAACGGCTTCAACGGTTCGCCGCCGCCTTTGCTGCGCACCGATGACGGCCGGTACATCCAATTCGCCGGCAACCAGCACGCGGGCGATGAGGAGGACTGGCAGGGCCACGCCTTCGACCTGAAATACTTCGACGAAGCGACGCAGTTCCTGGAAAGTCAGATTCGCTTCCATCTGGGCTGGTTGAGGTCGACGGAGGAAGGCCAGCGGGTGCGAGCGGTGCTCGGCACCAACCCGCCGATCAATGCGGATGGCGACTGGATCATTGGGATGTTTCGCCCATGGCTAGACATCACCCATCCGAAGCCGGCCAAGGCGGGCGAGTTGCGTTGGTTCGTGACCGCGCCGGATGGCGAGGATCTTGAGGTCGACGGGCCGGAAGAGGTGCAACTGCCCGGCGCCGACAAGCCGTCGCGCCCGATGTCGCGGACATTCATTCCCGCGGCGCTCAGGGACAATCCGTTCCTGATCAATACGAACTACCAGGCCAATCTCGACGGCCTGCCCGAGCCGCTACGCTCTGCCGTCCGTGACGGTAATTTCATGGCAGCGCGTCAGGATGCCGAGTTTCAGGTCATCCCGACACAATGGCTGATCGATGCGCAGGCGCGCTGGAAGGCTGACGGCTTCAAGAACTTCGCCATGACGGCGATGGCCTTTGATCCGGCTGGCGGGGGCGCTGATGCCGCCGAGCTCGCGATGCGACACGGCGGCTGGTATGCGCCGCTGGTCACGACCAAGGGCGAGGAGACCGCGGACGGCTCGAGCGCCGCGGCCCTGATCGTCAAGCACCGCCGCGATGCGGCGCCGGTTGTTGTCGACGTTGGCGGCGGTTACGGCGGCGCGGTAACGCTGCGCCTGAAAGACAACCTCGTCCCGCACATCGGGTTCAACGGCGCATCGGCGGCCATGGGCCATACGATCGACGGGCAACTGAAGTTCGCCAACAAGCGGGCAGAGGCCTGGTGGAGGTTTCGCGAGGCGCTGAACCCGGACCAGCAGGGCGGCTCTGTGATTGCGCTGCCGCCTGATCCTGAGTTGCGGGCTGATCTTGCCGCGCCGACCTATGAGGTCACGGCGCGCGGGCTGCTGATCGAAAGCAAGGATGACCTGCGCAAGCGGCTCGGCCGGTCGCCCGGCAAGGGCGATGCCGTGGTGATGGCGCTTGAGGCCGGCAATGCCGCGGCCAAGCGCGAATTAAACAGATCGAGCCTGCAAACGCGGGCGAACGTTGGCTATGCCAACTTGAAGAAGCGAAGGTAGCGATGTCCGGTCTATTCTCTCAACCAACTGTGGTGCAGCAGGCCGCTCCGACCCCCAAGCCGCCCGCGACGATGCCGGACACCAATTCCCCGGCTGTGCTCGAGGCGCGACGCAAGGCGCAGACGGATATCATCGGCCGGGCTGGCCGTCAGTCGACTATCCTGACGACGCCGAAAGACCGCGGTGGCGATTACTCCTCGACGACGCTGGGCGCCGGTAGCACCTAAGTGTCGAAATCCCGCGTTCGCGAGCTGGCACTTCAGGGAGATCGCCTGTTCTCCAAACGGCAGCCCTTGCTGTCGCTTTGGCAGACGATGGCGGAGAATTTCTATCCCTACCGCGCCGACTTCACGACGACGCGCGCTCTGGGAGACGAGTTTGCCTCCAACCTGATGACCGGGCGGCCCGTGCTGGCTCAGCGCGATCTCGGCAATGCTCTGTCGTCGATGCTGCGCCCCCGCGGCGTGGCGTGGTTTCATGCGCGGACCGGCGACGAACAGATCAACAACGACGCCACGGCCAAGCAGTGGCTGGACGCCAAGTCCGACGTGATGCGCCGGATGATGTACGATCAGCATTCCGGCTTCTCGCGGTCGACCAAGCAGGGCGACAACGACTTCGTGACGTTCGGTCAGACCGTGATCTCGGTCGACCCTAACAGGTATCTCGACGGCATTCTCTACCGCAACTGGCACCTGAAGGACGTTGCTTGGTGTGAGAATGCGGAGATGGTGATCGACACCATCCACCGAAACTGGACGCTCGAGGCTCGCCAGCTTCAGAAGCTGTTTCCGGATAAAGTGGCGGGCGATGTCAAGAAGCTTGCGCGGACTGAGCCCTACCGGGAAGTCAAGTGCCGGCATATCATCATTCCCGAGGACGAATACGATCTCTCGGTAGAGAAGAAGGGCCGGCGGAATCGGCTGCCGTTCACGTCGATTTACATTGACGTTGAGCATGACACGATCCTCGAAGAGGTGCCGGCCAAGCGTCCGAACTACGTGATCCCGCGCTGGGTGACGGTCGCCGGCTCGCAATACGCCTATTCGCCTGCGAGCGTGGTTGCTCTGCCGGACGCGCGGCTGCTTCAGCAGATCACGCTGACCATGCTGGAAGCCGGACAGAAGGCGGTCGATCCGCCGCTCAAGGCCACGGCAGAGGCCATTCAGGGCGGCGTCAACACGTTTGCCGGCGGCATCACCTGGGTCGACGCTCAGTATGACGAGCGGACGGGACCGGCGCTCGAGCGGCTGATGGACCGCCCGGGCGAACTGAATTGGGGTCAGTCGCTGGAAGAGCGCATTGAGCGCATGATCAGCGAGGCGTTCTTCCTGAACGTCATCAACTTGCCGGAGGCGCAGGCTCAAGGCGACAAGATGACCGCCTATGAGACGCAGGAGCGGGTGAAGGAATATATCCGCCGCGCGCTGCCTTTGTTCGAGCCGATGGAAGTCGAGTACAACGGCGCGCTGTGCGAGCAGACCTGGAACGTAGCGATGGATCTCGGCGCGTTCGGCTCGTTCGAGGACATGCCGGACCAGCTCAAGGGCCACGAGATCAACTGGCAGTTTGAAAGCCCGTTGCAGGCGGCAAACGATCGGCTGAAGGCCGAAGCGTTCAACGAGGCCGGCCAGTTGCTGGCGCAAGCCGCTCAACTCGATCCCGGCGTGCGGTTTGATCTGGATATCGACACCGCGTTCCGCGGAGCGCTCAACGGCATTGTGCCGGCGAACTGGATCGTGCCGAAGGAAATGGCTGATAGCGCCAAGGCGCAGGAAGCCCAGATCCAGCGCGCCCAGCAAGCCGCTCAGGCGATGGCGACCGGGGCCGACGTGGCGCAGCGGGTTGGTGGTGCAGTGGAGCAGATTGGCACCGCGGCGCAGTCGGTACAGGCGGCGCAGGGTATGCAGGGGCAGGCGGCGTGATTCTGCTCGCCTTACTCACGGGATGCATGTTGTTCTGCTGCTGGATGATTTGGGACTTTTCTCGCGCTTGTGACGATCTAATCCAAAAGCTCGAGGGCAAGTGAAGAAACCGCACCCAAGCGGCCGGCCAATCCGGCGGCATGAAGTGAAGAAACATTCAATCTGGCGCGTGCCGGATCGCGGCCCGGTCATCCCGCGGTTGCAGGATGAGGAAACCAGCGTCGAAGCGATTGGCTTCACGGCCAATCTGATCAGCGAAGACGACGAGTGAAGAAACCGCCCGTCGTCCATCCCTGGCATCCCGCGCCATACGACGAAGCGGACACTTACGCAATCAAGGCGCTCGCGGCCGGCGTTGCCAACGAAGGGCAACAGAAGCGGGCGCTGGAGTGGATCATCAACACGCTCTGCGGAACGTATGACCTGTCGTTTCGACCGGGCGCCGACGGCGATCGAGAGACCGCCTTCGCGGAAGGCAAGAGACATATCGGCCTGCAATTGGTGAAGCAGGTCAAGCTGATTCTGAAATAGCAACAGGAGCCTTTATGGCTGACGACAAAGGCGTTGACGCAGGCGCCGACGACACCAAACTCGACGACAAGGCCGGAACCATTCTCGACGCTGCCGACAAGGGCGGCGACGACAAGGGCTCCGCTGATCAGGGCGACAAGGGCGCGGACAAGGGTGTGACTGAGGGTACAGCCGAGCCTGACTGGCGAGCTCGGTTGGCTGGTGATGACAAGGATCTGCAAAGGATCGTCGCCCGCTACACTGACGAGGCGGCGTTCGGCAAGGCGCACCGATCCCTGCTCGCCAAGCTGTCATCCGGCGAATACAGAAAGGCGCTCCCCGAAAACGCCACGGCCGAAGAGAAGGCCACCTGGCGCAAGGAAAACGGTCTGCCTGAGAAGGCAGACGACTATGTGACCAATCTCGCCCTGCCGAGCGGCATCGTGATCGGCGAGGCTGAAAAGCCCGTCGTCTCGGCACTGGCCGCGGTTGCGCACGAAGGCAACATCGACCCGAAGGCCTTCAACGGGCTGGTGTCGAAGTATTACGAGCTCCAAGACCAGCAACGGCAGGCGCAGGAAGACGCCGACGCGCAGTACAAGGTCACGGCAGAAGACGCGCTGCGCAAGGACTGGCAGGGCGCCGACTATCGCCGCAACCTGACCGCAGTCAACAACTTGCTGGCAACATGGCCGGAAGGCGTGGCGCAATCGCTGCTTGGCGGGCGCGGTCCGGATGGCCGGCTGCTCGGCGACAACCCGGCGCTGATCCGACAGCTCGCGTCGCTTGCGCTGGAACTAAACCCGGCCGCCACGCTGGTGCCGTCGGGGACGACCGACGCCGGTAAGACGGTGGCTTCGCGACTGAAGGAGATCCGCGAGCTGCGCCGCAACGACCCGGACAAGTACGAGCGCGACAAGGATATCCAGAAAGAAGAGCTGGAGTTGATCGAAGCCGATCTCAAGATGCAGGCGCGCGGCAAAGCCGCCTGAACTAATTCGAGCCCGCGCGGCTCAGGGACACCCCGCAAGGCCCCCTAGACAGCGCACCAACGCCAACGAAAAGCCCCGACGCCATCCAAGCCGGCTCCGCAAGGACACCCCGGCGAGTGAACGGCTGAGGACACCCTGGACAGAGGCAACCCCGAAACGAAAGGACAATTGAAAGGGACTTCCCATGTCCATTGAAGCTGCCCAGGTACAATACCGGCAGGCCTTCGTTGATCAGTTCGAAGGCAAAGTCTCCGTGCTCCGCGCGGCGACCACGAAAGAAACCGTCCTCAAGGGCAACCAGGCAACCTTCCTCGTGGCTGGTTCTGGCACCGATACCGCGGTCACCCGCGGCACCAACGGCCAGATCCCCTACGGCAACCCGACCAACACGCAGAAGACCGCGACCCTGGTCGAGAAGCACGCGCCCTATGAGCTGACCGGCTTCAACATCTTCGCCTCTCAGGGCGACCAGAAGGCCATCATGCGTCAGGCCTCGATGAACGTGATCAATCGCGACATCGATCTGACCATCTTGGCTGAGCTGGCGAACGCCACGATCGATACCGGCGCCTATGCGACCGCCTCGGTTGCCATGGTCGAAAAGGCCAAGGGCTACCTCGGCAACAACGACGTGCCGATCGAGGAAGAGGACAATATGTTCGCGATCGTGTCCGCGGGCTTCATGGCGTATCTGCGCCAGACCACCGAGTTCACCAACTCGGATTACGTGGACGTGAAGCCTCTGGTTGGCCCGACCCGCAAGATGCTGCGCTGGGCCGGCGTCAACTGGATGCAGTCGGCGCGCATCACTGGTGTCGGCACCTCCACCGAGCTCTGCTACATGTGGCACCGCTCGGCGCTGGGCTACTCGGTCAACGTCGGTGAGGACTCGATCCACATCGGCTACGACGAGAAGCAGGACACCTCCTGGACCCGCGCGACCATCTTCCACGGCGCGAAGATCCTCCAGAACACCGGCATCGTGCAGCTCAAGCACGACGGCTCGGCGTTCGGCCTGAGCTAAGGAGAACTGAACCATGGCTTACGTTTCTGACAACCTCGCGCTGGTCACCAATCCGGTGAGCGGCGCGCTCCCCCGCGTCTTCATCTACTACAACAGCGCCCCGGATGCCGATGCCACGATTGTTGGCTCCGGCTACTTCTCCGACGGCGTGACGCAGGGCATGCGTGTTGGCGATCTCGTCGATGCCATCAACACCGGCACGGCGAAATACAAGCGCTACCAGGTCGCGTCGGTCTCCGGCGCGGCTGCGACTGTCGCGGCTCCGACCGCGATTACCTAACCACCTAGGGGCGGCCTTCGGGCCGCCTCTTTTTCCCTTTGAGGACACATGACGCAAAAGCTGAGTCCGTCTTTCTTCCGCCTCGATCTGTCGGGGTTCGCGACCAACGTCTGGCGGGCTGACCTGCCCGAAACGCAGTCGTTTGATGATTGCCTTGACCCGACGTTCTGGATGCATGTCGTCGACAAAGTGGCCGGCGAGAACAAGGACAATCCGCGCGGTATCGGCGATGAGGTCGCGGTGTTCAAGCGCGACACCATGGCGAAGCGCAAATACATGATCACGGGCATCGGCGCCGGCTTCATGCGCCTGACCGAGATCGAGCGAGTCGAAGTGGGTCAGGTCGATAGCGTGGATGAAGATAGCCCGCTTCAGACCCGCTGGAACGTTGGCAAGCGCGGCCACGAAGTCGTGCGCGTCGAAGCGGCGGGCTCGGTGACAGTGCTGGCCGGGCCGTTCCAGACCAAGCCGCAGGCGATCGACTGGATCAACGACCACCTCGCGAAGATGGCGGCCTAAGCCTTGGCGAGCAAGATCGGCCAATATAACGCCGCCCTGCTGATCCTCGGTGAACGGCGCCTCGCCTCGTTGAGCGAGGCCCGCGAGCCGCGGCGTGCGCTTGACGACGCATGGGATGACGCGGCGGCGTATTGCCTAGAGGCCGGTTTTTGGAATTTTGCGATGCGTGCGGTGCAAGCCGACGCTTCGGCCAGCGTCACGCCGACATTCGGCTATCAATACGCCACGGCCAAGCCGTCTGACTTCGTGCGGCTCTATGCGTTTGGTTCGACCGAGACGTTCGATCCGCCTTTGCTGAATGTGGTCGACGAGCCGAACTATTGGTACTCGAACGTTGACCCGCTCTATGTGAAATATGTTTCGAGCGACCCGGCCTATGGCATGGATCTGTCGAACTGGTCGGAGTCGTTCGCTGACTACAACGCCACGCGGCTGGCTGTCCGCACCTGCAAGCGCATCACGGGCAAGTTCCCGGATGACGCGCTAAAGAAGATGGAAAAGGACGCGCTTGCGATTGCGCGTTCTAAGGACGCGATGGACGAGCCGCCGGGCTTTCCTCCGCGCGGAACGTGGGTGCTGTCGCGGCGCGGCGGCTTCTCTGATCGCGACGTGGGCAATACGCGGTAAATGGGCATCCA